ACAGGAATGCGAGCAACTTCTTCCATAAGAAGATGTGGAAGAACGCGAAGATCGCGATCAATAGTTTCCCACTGCTTTTCAACTGGCATTGACTTAACGATTGAACGATATTTAGTATTTGAAATCATTTTGAACTCCTCAATTCATTACTATACTAATATTATATCATATTCTGAGGTAAATGTAAACAATTATTTTCACTTTTTTTCATTTTTTTTTAATTTTCTTTTACCTTCTTGCCACCAATCGATTCTTTCTTTTATAGCATTTTCTTCGCACGGTCCACAGAGCTTTTCAAAGTTTCCGTTTTTATCATATGAACAGTTCTCACACGTCATCAGATATAAATTTTTCCGCTAATGGAAATATTTCTTTGATTGCCTTTGCACATTCAAGAGCAATCTTTTGATGTTCTGCTTGTGTTCCGTTACCAGACCTTAATTCAATGAAATGTATCCAAGATCTTATAGTTCCATTTACATACAATCGAGATTTGATCATACCTTCTGGTAAAACTGCTCGTGCTTGTTCTTTTGCAATACCATTCTCTATTGCCCATTGGTATGAGTTCTTTGCGGCAATCCAAACCTCTGACTGTTTCTTATACCATTCCATAATCAAGTCAACATTCTCTCCGCTGTCAAGACCTATAGAGTTCTGCCTGTTTTTTGGATCTTGTAGTCGAGTTTCTCGTAGTTCGTACTCTAAATCGTTTACAGGATTGGCATACCTTTGACTAAACTCTTGAAAAGAAAATGACCGATGTCTGAGTATCTGTCTTGCAATGTCTCTTGTTGTTTCAATTTCTAAGCAAGCAGACACCATCTCGAAAGGCGACCAGTGCTTGTGCTTTGCGAGATAGGATAGTAAACGTTCGGACGTTTCTTGGTTATTTTGGTTCGAGGGGTTCGAGACACGGGCGCAATACGCAATAAGTTCTTGGATATCTTCATTGACTACAGGTACCTTTGGATAGCCCACCATTTCTGGGACTTTTTGTGAATATGAGATTAATTTTACTTTCATTACGAAAACCTATCAATCAGTGCTAAGATTGTAACATATACACCATAGCCAAACGTGCCCCATAATACAATAAAGCCTACGATGCTAGTGTCGCAATATCCGTACTGATCAGCGAGTCCAAGTTTCTTAAATAATTTATGCATCATTTTCTCCAATACCAAACGTTGTCAACTGTTGTGTCATAATTTATATTATGTTCTTGTACCGCCATTCTTACTTCTAACATATCAATGTCATGACCTGCTACAAAACCACCTTTTTTAACTTTTGATTTCCACAATCTTATATCTTCATTAACACTATCATAATCATGACTTGCATCAATAAATACAAAATCTAAAGTCTCATCTTCTATTTTTGCATGAGCTTTGTTAGAAAAATCTCTCCATAAAATAGCTCTATCAGGATATTGTTCAGTAAATTCTACAAGGCCTGAATACCATCTTGTAGGTGGTTGTTTATTTAATTCTTCTGTTGTTGTAATATTTTGTCTTCGCCAATCTTTATCAGGATAAAATACGTCAACACCAATTAATTTAAGATTAGGACAGTTAGTAATAAGATGTTTGAAGGTGGGGCCTTTGAATACGCCTATTTCAACTCCTAGTCTTAAATCATTTTGATTTATAATACTTTCAAGCCATGTGGCTCTGTGTGATTCATAAACAACTGTTCCTCTTTCACTCATATGTTAAATTCCTTAAAATTTAAAATCCGCAAATTTTGCGATACCTTCACCAGTACCGGTTTTATCGAATACTGGAGTGTCGTCTGTTAATGTTTGCTGATTCTCATCAGCGTCAAATAATCTCATCTTGCTTCTATCTATACCGATAACAAAACGCTTTTTATAAGTTGGATCGTTGTAGCGATTCTTCAATTGTTTGACCATCATTTGACCCATTTGTTCGAGTTCTTCAGTAGATATAAGCGCAAACATAAGATCAGCCGTAGCCGGAAGACCAAAAGACTCAGACGTATCTTCAAGTCCAACATCTGAATTCGTAAACCCGCTACGAGTAGTTTGAGTTGCACTAAAAACAGGGACATCAAATTCAACAGCAAGGCCACGTAATTCCTCCGCAATGGCTTTAATATAATTATAAGAGTTGATTGCTCCACCCATGCCTTTCATACGAGAAGAGGCACAGATGTTAAGGTAATCAATAAAGATAATATCAGGTTCAAATTGTCTCTTTAACTTAAGTTCATTAAGAAGAGCTCTAAAGTGACCAGCATGAGCAGAACCAGTAGGATACTCTTTGATAATGAGTTTACCATTGGTTTTTGTAGAAAGCTTTTTAACTTTGTCAGTGAAAATTGTTTTTGGAGTATTTTCCAGTTGATCGATTGGAATGTTGAGAAGATTCGCATCTATACGCTCCGCTATTTTTTCTTCAGCCATTTCCATGGTAATATACAAAACGTTTCTACCATCCACCAAAGCGGACGAAGCAACGTGACACATAAATAAAGACTTACCAACACCGGTTCCAGCAAGAGCAATGTTGAGAGTCTTATTAGGAATACCGCCTTTCGTGATGGCATTGAAGTATTCAAGGTCGAAAGGTATTCTTGTTTCCTCTTGATTGTAGAAGTCCCATCTTTCTCCTGCATTATCAACATAGTCGTGACCTACATTTGTATCAAACGCCACGCCAAGAGCTTTTGATAAAAGATCTGGTAAAGCTCCTTTTGTAAGAGATTCATGTTTACCGTCAATGATCGATATAGATTCCATAACTGCATTATAGATTGCACGATCTTGACACCATTTTTCGGTCGTATCAAGTAACCATTTCTCGTCTATTTCTTCTTTAGTAAATAGTTGAGGAATGATATCGACAGCGACAGTATAGTTCTCACCGCTCAACCGATCTGACTGATCAACTTCAATCTTAAATGATTCAGCGGTAGGAAGCTTGTTATATTTACCAACGAATTTGCCTGCTTCGTTAAACAGTATTCTGTAAATGCCTTCAAAATAATCTGGCTTTATAAACGGAAGAACCTTCCGCATATAGTCTTCGTCAGTCAGAATATTCCGAAGAATTGTTTGTTCTAGATTAGCTTTCATTCAATATCCATAGTGTGAGGGCGATTCATAGAGTCTAGCATCATGGAAGATCTATAGCGTCTTATTTTGTTAGCTACCTCTTTTATCTCATTATCATTTAAATATTTATCAATTCTAAGATCATAAACTTTAGGAGGTTCAAATGCTTTATCAGTGTCTTCGTATTGACTTGATTTAACTGTGTCCATCCATATTACATAGTGAGACGAAAATATATTTCTCATTTCTTCAAGCGCGCATATAAAATCACATATCACATATTTTGTTTTACTTTTCTCAGCGTATTCCTCCATGCGATAAGCCTGTCTTATTCTTCCTTCTCTACTAAAATCCCAGTCATTGTATTTCTCACGCAACTTGTCTGCATTATGCCAATCACAATCTAGATGTTTTTGTAGTCTTTTAGCAAGATAAGTTTTACCTGCTCCTGACAGACCCATTATCAGTATTTTCATTTATCTCCCTAAATCCAATAGTGCCATTATCCTTTTTAATAGCGTCACTTATTATTTCTTGTAAGACATCTCCTGCAAATTCCTGTAAGTCTTCATCGTCAACTGTCAAATCAGGATCAGGAGATTCTATAATGTGAAAATTGAAAGTCATTACACCTTGTTCGTGCTCATTAAAAGATATTGCACCAAAGTTTATGACTGTCTCATTATATATTCCTTCGAGAATACGAACGTTCCAAACATCTTCGTGATTCTCATCAGGAATCAATTCATAGGTTACGTTCTCTTCATGCTTCATTTTCAATGTCTAATTCTAAGATACGATTACCGCCAATGGCAAAGCTTTCTTTGAGATAACTAGTAAAGTCGGTCTCATCAAAGATAGGTTTCCAAAACTCTTCGCTTAGAGTTTCTTTTTCTCTGACTTTAGATCCAATAAATTCTCCAGTAGATTTATCGACACGACTATACCAACCGTTGCTGGGTTTAGCAACATAGCTTCCAGCAAGAGCCACATCTAGCAGACCAGAATAACGCTCTACACCGCCACCCCAAGATACGCTGATAGGTATTTTTGATTTTTCTTTTACATAACGAGACTTTTCTACGTTAATTACAAAATCATAGCCAGTAACTTCTGTACCTTGTTTGTTTTGGCGACGACCAAGAATCCAGATATTATCAGCTGAGTAGTAGATACCTGTACCACCGGATACGACAGCTTTTGGGAACATACCGATTTCCATGTAAGTATGATTGACAGCAATCAAAGGAATATCTTTCATGTTGAGATACGGTGTTGTCATACGGAACAAACCTTTAAGTGCTTTTGCACGAGACATATCCGCAACTGACTTTTCGTTGATAGCATCTTCAAGTTCTTTTTTAGATGCAAGGTTACCGACTGAATCGATCATGACTACAACTTTGTCTTTGCGATCGAGTTCTTCAAGCTGACCGATAAGATCAAACTTAAGTTCTTCTACGTTTGTAATCGGTGTATGAAGTACCCGTTCAGTATCGATATCGTATTGTTCAAAGTAAGATTGCGGTGAACCAAACTCTGAATCGTAGAAGAGAAGGACAGCGTCTTTATACTTTTTCAGATAAGCGGCTGCCATGATAAGACCAAACGAGGTCTTGAAATGTTTAGATGGACCAGCAAGTACCGTCAGACCAGGTGCAAGACCGCCATCGACAGAGCCAGACAAAGCGACATTCATCATTGGAACATCAGTCGCTACCATATCTTTTTCTGTAAAGAATTTTGATTCAGACAGAATAGAGGATTCTTTAACCTTACTATTCTTCTTAAGTTTATCCATTATTGACATACAAATCTCCTTATGGAGTTATTATAACACATTTCCATCATTTTGTAAATAGCCTCGGGCATTTATTTTTGGCTCCCAACCGAGAGCTCGTAAATCAGAATTGTCTGCTGTATTATCTAATGCCTCGCACTCGTGACCTTCTCTGATCTCGATGTTAGGCTTTTTGATTTGTGCGAGTTTAGATACAATATGACCGGTTCCAGTACCAACATTATAAGCTGGTAATTTGCCTTTGGTACCTGTATTTATAAAGATCATGATAGCATTTACAACATCGCTTACATGAATAAAGTCACGTACATGATTAGTTGCGTATTCAAGTTCGCCTCTCATAAGTTTACCCATAAACATGGTTTTACGAGAACCTTCGCCATAAACTGTAGTAAATCTTAATCCAACTTGATTGTTAATACCAAACGGTGTAGTATAAGCGGTGGCTTCATTTACTTTTTTGCTGGTACCGTACGGTGACTTATACCACGCGTGAACACATGATGACGACGCATAGACAAGAGGTACTTGATTTACTCTACAAATTTCTTGAATTCGCTTTGTAGGTTCTACGTTGTTATCCCAATAACGTTGAGGTTCTCTAATTGATCTTCGTACGTCAGCTTCAGCTGCAAGATGTACTACAAAATCACAACCTTCAAGTTCCCAATCTTGAATATGACGATCGATATTACGATCCCATTTTACAACGTCATGTCCTTTGTCCCATAACTCTGTTATGAGATGGTTACCAATGAAACCACTGGAACCTGTTACTGATATTTTCATGCCATAAACCTTTCAAGAGAGTTTTCAGCTACTCCCCAATTATGTCTTCTGTAATAAACTGGATTCAAATGAACGGATCCATTTGATTCCATAATTTGTTTTGCATAGCTTTCACCTTCCATTGCAGACCATTCAGACGGGTACGATACGCAGTTCATATTGTATTTGTCCATGGCTGATCTGATTTTATTTACAATCTCTGTTCTCTCTTCTCGAGAACCGTAGAAAGGTTCGCCTTTGTATTTACCTGATCCAGGTATTTTTCTATCTTCATGCTCGATTGGCCATGGTAAGGCGTATTCAACTTCACAATCGAGAGACTTACCAAAATTACTGTAAGCTTCGATCATGGCGTCAACGTCAGCTCCAAGTCTATGGATATGGAATCTTACATCGATATTACCAAGACAGACTGTTACGCCTTTCCATTGCCTTTTGTTTACATGTTCTCTTATATATTCAAAGTTATTATTGATTTGATTATTAAGAGTTGTACCGTCTTGCTTGACCACGGCTGAGCCCGCGCGCGAGTACGCGGCGGTATGAGAATCGCCAACGGCTAGCCAGTCTGTTTCAAGATCTGAACTGATTAAAGTAGTTGCGCTTTCGCATTTACGACTAACAATATCACACCAGTCCTTGTTTTTTACGTCTTTTCTTTTCTTAAGCATGGCACCGTAATCTGGCATGTCTCTATCAAGAGAGACTATATTATCGCATTTAAGCATAATATTGATACGATCCTCAAGATCTTGATTAAAGCCACCGAATAAATTTAGGCCACCAGTAAAATTAGCACCATGATCTAGGTAAAGAGTTTCAACTGGTATAGGATCTTCAAGTAATGGTACTCCAAGATTCTCACTCCAAGTCTGAGCCCAACCTCTGACATGACTGTTCTGTTTCTTTGGAATCTTATTAAAGATACCAGATACCGCTGATTTCATTGCATAAACTCCTCTAATGTACTCTGTTCAGTAAGCGCTGCAGCTCGAGATACCTGACGTTTTGCACATAACTTAGCGTCGTCTCTAATCTGTAGATATATTCCAAACTGACATGACAGTACTTCAGTTCCATAATATTTTAAAGTTTTCTGATCTTCTCTAAAAAGTTTCTTTCCATCTGGCATATCGATGTTGTACGCACCAGGATGGAAGTGGACGTCAGTTGTAAGACCAATCTCATCGCTATTTTCTCTTAAGAAGTAAATGGCTTCAGCATAATGTTTACGTGGAGCTTCTGGCCACATAAGACCTATTGTATATACAGCACCTGGTCCTGGTGCTACAAACTTATCGTCATGATAATACTTCATTTGTGGTAATACACTTGTCGAAGCGGCACCATGGAAACCGTAATATTCACCGACACCAGGTAGCTTTCTCAAAGTTGTGTAAGCTTCTCCAATATGTTTAGCGTCATAAAGTTCTTCGTAAGTACCGTTATCTCTAAAAGAGGCTACCCAATCTACGATATCGACTGGATGAAATACTCTTTCTGGATCGTCGTACTTTTTACGACAGTAGTTACGAGAAGCCGCTTGTAAAGACGTATGAAGTTCTGTAGTACCCCATATCGGCTTTTTCATCTTCTTAGAATTATCTATGTTTGTTTTTAACTCATCAAGATAATCCTTATCGTTGTCAGCTAACTTATCAAAATCTACAAAGCAGTCGTTTGGATCATTCGAACCTGTAACAGCCATATGGCAGCCACGAGCTCCGTAAAAGTGAGATATGATACCGTTACCTAAGATATTAAAAGCTGACATATCTTGTTGAGCGATAACGGTACCAATGTATCTCATTCTGTCATCTAACGTGATTGTTGGATGAAAGTATTCA